GAATGCCGGGGCTAAACATGTAGCAGAAGGGTGTGACAGTCACCCTGCGGCCGGGTGATTGCGGATAAACGCCTCGAACGCTTCGGGGCTGTCCAGGATGACGGTGATGCCGGCCGGGGCGTCACCGCCACCGAAACCGAGGGTGGCGAAGAGTGCGCCGACAGCGACGAGCAGGCCGGTGACCGCCGCGATCAGCTTCGTCGTCTTGTCCATGGTCCGCCGATCAGGTGGTCGCCTTCTTCGGTTACTTCACCAGCGAGGGCGAAGCATCACCGACGAGGCGCTGTGCCGCGAAGCCCTTGAGGATGGCTAGCACGGCGGCGATGCCGGCGACAGCCGCGGCCTGCACCGTCGAGATCGACAGGTCGACGCCGGCCGTGTCAGCGAGCAGCAGCGCGGCGAATGACTGGATGAACGTCATCGCGCAACGCTCTAGGAGGTCTAAATATGCTTTCATTAGTCGTCACCTTTCGGGGGTGTGCCTTCGATCTGTATCGACAGTTCCTCGATGCGTTTCAGGATCATCGTCGTGCCGTTGAACACCCACGTAGCGAGGCCGTCGAATCTTTCTTCCATCTCAGGGGTCATCTGTTCATCATCCTGTTCTGTTGTGCCGTCCGGGAACGGTCCTGGTAGCGGGCCGCGAATCGTCGTGCTTTGATGGTGCCAGGGTTCCCCGGCGACTGTTGTCACCAGGCCGGATGCGCGGAGCTGGTCATGCACCTCACTCCAGGCGAGGAGGCCGTGGTGCGTGAGGTCGACGGCGTACACGTAGCCGTCCTCCTGGGCCATGTGCCAGGAGCCTCGGAACGTGAACCCTCCACGCGTGCCGATGATGCGCGCGGGGTTGGCGGCCAGGTTGAACCCGGAACGCTTTTCCTTGTAACCGTCGTACAGGTACTGCTGTGCGTCTCGGGTGCGTCCCGCACTCTCTATGCGTAAATGATCGCGGAGCCGCCTGGAGGCCCTGTACGCGCGGCTGAGGCGAAACGCGAGCAACGGCTCGAGTAGGTGGACGGCTTCGTCGCCGTCGTCGCGGAACTGCTCGAGGTATTCGAGGTCGGCCTCGTAGCCGTCATACGTCATAATCAGGCGGGGGCGGCCCGCTAATGCGGCCATCGGGGAGCAACTCGGCGTCGGCGTACAGGCCCTGGCAGAACGTGAGCGCGTCGGCTTCGGTTACTTCGGTCACCTGCCAGGGGCCGCCTCGCAGGTCTGCGTCGTCAGGTGCATACCCGATGCGGTAACCGGCGGTGTCGACCGCCGATGAGGCTTCCGCTGTGCCGCCACTAGTGGCGAGGACCGACTCGGGGCCGGTACCTGAGGTGCCGTCGGAGAGTTTCCATTTGAGGTAGATCATGGGTGAAGCTCCTGGTGGCCGTTAGTCAGTTGCCGTTCGTGTTCGGCGACGAGTTCGTCGAGGAGGCCGGCCTGGCGCATCGAGTCGAGCTGCGCCCATTGGACACCGCCGGCCATGAGTTGCAGGTTCGTCTGCCTGGTGAGCCGCGCCTTCCAGTATTCGGGTTGCGCGTGTTCGATCTCGTCGCGGGTGTAATGCGTCGAGTTGTCGAACAGGTCCGTCAGGACCGCTAGTTCCCGTTCAGCGCCGCGCATCACGATGCGGGTTTGTTCGAGGCCGACCTGCTTTTCTTCGGCTTCGATCGCGTCGAGTTCATCACCGGTTGCCTGGAGGCGGCCGATCTCGACCTGGGCTTTGCGAACCCCGAGCTGCGCGATTCGTAGCTTGTAGCCCATGTCCTGGAGTTCTAGGCAGAGTTGGTAAAACCTCATCTCGGGTGTGTCATGTTGACCGATGACGAAGTGAATCAACTGGTAGCGGGAGCGGGGCTGTTGGACTTCTGCGATTGCTTCGGTGATGTTCATTACAGCGTCCCCGAATCAGCGGCACCCGCCAAAGCGGCGGTTGCCGCCGACAAACCAGTACCGAGCGTTGTTCGGCTGTCATCAGAGAAAGCGAACTTGTCGACTGTTGCGACGACTGACCCCGTGTCGCCGCCAGCGAAATAGGCCGCCGTCCCAGAGTTGGCGGCACCCGCCAGTTGCTGTCGTGCCGACGACAAACCAGTACCCAGCGTTGATCGCGAATCATCAGAGAAAGCGAACTTGTCGACCGTGGTGAAAACCGGCCCGTCGTAACCGCCAGCGAAGTATGCCGCCGTCCCAGAGTTGGCCGCACCCGCTGGATACCTTCGAGCCACCGACAAACCAGTACCCAGCGTGGTTCGGCCATCATCAGAGAACGCGAACTTGTCGACTGTTGCGACAGAACCAGAGGACTCGTAACCGCCAGCGAAATACGCGGCGGTGCCCGAGTTGGCGGCCCCCGCCGCTCCGTATCGTGCCCCCGACAGACCTGTTCCGAGCGTTGTTCGGCCATCATCAGAGAAAGCGAACTTGTCGACCACGGTGGAGTACGGGTAACCGCCAGCGAAATACGCGGCGGTGCCCGAGTTGGCCGCACCCCCTGGCGAATATGAGGCCCACGACAAACCAGTACCGAGCGTTGTTCGGCCATCGTCAGAGAAAGCGAACTTGTCGACCGTAGTGGCGGAACCACCAGCAAAGTAGGCGGCTACTCCCGAGTTCGCGGCACCCGCCAAAAAGGCGCGTGCCGCCGACAGGCCGGTGCCGAGCGTTGATCGGGTGTCGTCGGGCCATGCGAACTTGTCGACCGTTGCGACGTCGCTGCCCGTTGTACCGCCTGCGAAATACCCGGCTCGTGGTAACACCACCGTGCCGGATACCAGGCTGTTCAGCCAGGTCGAAACCATCGTCCCAGGGCGGCTCCGCGCCCCGTAGCGGAGGCTCATTACTTGTCGATCTTGTTTGCGTAGCCGTGGATCACGATTTCGCTACCGGTCCCGGCGAACGCCTTCACCGTCAACCCGTTCTGGAGCAGCAGCCCAGGCACCAGGAGCATCAGGCCCTCCTCGGCCGGGACGGTGATCTCGATGTTGCCGTTCGGTTCGGTTGCCTCGCCCCATTCGAGCGTCAGCTTGATGTCCGCGCTGTGCGTGTTGACGGCGTACAACCAGATTTCGTCCAGGTCCGTCGTCCCGGTCACGGCGGTATGGATCAGCGTGCCGGCCGTCGAGGTCGCGGTCACCAGGATGCCTTTGCCCTGCGTGGAACCGGACAGGAGTTCTTTGGAATAGGTAGCCATGGGTGGTTCTCCCTAGAGGAACATTTCGAGGCCGACGATGAGGTTCATCTCGGCCGGGTCTGAACTAGCGGCGACGGTTTGCAGCGACCCGTCGGAGAACTCGAGGCCGCCCGAATCCAACACGATCCGGTTATTCGTCAGATCCATGATCATCGGGAGGATCTCGCCCGTGTCGCCTGTCATGCCTTCCTTGATCTGGGCAATCAGGTAGTCGCGGATCAGCTCCTGCTCGGTAGCTGTCAGGACCGCGCCGGCGGTGAACGCGGCCGGCACCCCGGAAAACGTCTGCTGGGCCATGTGGTGCCTCCTACGGGGCGAGCTTGTTTGTGTTGAGGATTCCGTCGATCGTGCTATCCAGGATGAAGTATTGCTGATCCCCGGAACCGGACGTGTTTAGCCGCATTTCCCAATCCATGGGGGTGACGTCATGGGTGACACCCTCGATGCGGACGATGCGTTGCAGCGCGGTGCCGGCACCCACCGGCGTAAACGACACCTGGATACCGTCCCACACACCGAGTTTCGCTACTTTCTCGGCCTGGGCTTCGGTCATGGATCGCGGCTTGCACGTCAGCTGCGACACACGTAGCGCCGGCGTCGAATACAGGAACAGAAAGTTGGTCGCCGCAGCGAGCACGTCCGCGTCGTTCAGATTCAACAGGTTCCGGTGAACGACCGTCCTGATGCCGTACAGCGCCTGGTTGGGTAAGTCGTTCACGATCTGGTCGGTGCCCGTCGACCCGGCATACACGCTGCGCGTGAACAGGATTTCGGACCCGTACGTCGTTTTGAGGCCGGTCATGGGCGGCTGTGTCGAGTTGCCACCCGACCCGGTGAACGTCAAACCGGTAGGTGTCGTCGACGCGTACCGTTTCTTGTACGTGAGGACGTTGCCGCGCTTCGTCGACGCGGCCGCTGCGCCGCCTGGGATGCCGTGCCGGCAGTAGATGGCACCATCCTCGGATTGGGCGAGGCGAGCCGTGTACGTCGCTGTCTGGAGGCCGGCGACGGTTTCGGCAGCCATCGTGATCGTCGACGTGTCGATGTCACGATCCACCGGGTTTGATGAATCCGGGTAGTCGACCTGGGCGTTGTCCAAAATGGCCGTGAACCGCGCCGAGCCGACCTGCTCGACGAAGTCGACGTCGTTTAGTTCAGTTTTCGCCAGGGTCGACAGGCCGTCGGAACATTTCAGGATCACCGTCGAATCGGTCGCGTCCGGGTACAGGACGTCCGTATCGTCGATTTTGCCGCGGAACAGGGTCGTCGGCTCGCTCGCCGAGTTGAGGAACACGTTGACTCGCACGTCAGCGCCAATCCATTGGGCGTCGCTGTACGTGCCGCCAGCCAGCGGCGAATACGCGTTGGACTGATTATTTAGGCTGATTACGCAGGTGCCGGATGTAAACACGTCCTGCACCCTCGAGCGGCCGACCTTGATTTTGATAGCGCGCACGTCAGCTGTGAGGGCACGCCGCGACCCGTCGAGGTACACGTGGACAACGAACGTCGGAGAAGCCATCAGCTAGTTGCTGACTGCTGCCAATGAGGCGGCAAAGGCCCGTTCGTGTCGACGTATGCGCCCATCGCGTCGACGACCTCCTGGCCGGTTACCGCCGTCGCGTTGATGACGATCTGCGTGTTCGGTGGGCCTCCGATGGCCTGTGCGGCCAGGAAGCTGTCCCAGTCGGTGGTGCCGACGACTTTCAGGAACCTGTCGAGATCCGTTTCAGCTGCGGCACCGGCACCGCCGGTGAGTTGCGAAAGGGCTATCCCGCCCGGGTCGGCGGCAGCGGCAGTAGCGGCCGGTGCGGCTTCGGGGGCGGCACCGCTGGTGAGTTGCGAAAGGGCTATCCCGGCCGCTACGGCGGCTGAAATCGCTGCGGCCGGTGCAGCTGCGGCCGGTGCGGCTTGGAGGGCGGCCTCTGCCGCCGCCTCTGCCGCATTATTCACCATGGACTCGATCTCCGCCTGGCTCAATCCCGGGAACGGTTCCGCCTCCATTTCGGCGGCTGCGGCCGTTGCGGCTTGCGCGGCGGCTTCGAGGGCCGCGATCGTGTTGAATATGTCGGTCGCCGGAGTGGTCGCCCCACCGCCACCACCGCCGTCGCGCCGGTCGAGCGGCCTGTCAAACGCTCCGGCCCCGGCTGCCTCGAATGCGGCTTTGAGTGCCTGCTGCGCGGGGTCTGCTTCGAGAGTGTCTTTCACCCCGGTAATGAATGCCCAGCCCGCGCCGACACCCGCCACTATCGCGCTGAGTTCGGCGGATGCTTTCCAGGAGTCCTGCCAGCCCAGGGCGTCAACCTCGTCCTCGGACAGACCGCCAATCGCATCCGTTATCGACGTTATAAAACCGGAGCCGAGCGCCTCGCCTGCCAGAACGCCGCCCTCGTACCAGGACGGGTCCGACCAGAACTTTTCGACAGCCGGCATGACCGATTCGCGGAGGTGCTTCACAATCGACGTGAACGCCGGCAGGAGCGCCGTACCGATCTCGGTTTGGATTCTGTCCCATTCGCCGGCGAGGAGCTTCGACTGGTTCGTTGCCGAATCCGCTGTCCGGGTGAAGTCACCCATCTGGATACTGGTTTGCTCGAGGATCAGCTCGTAAGCGGCGAGCGCCTTCGTTTGAGGCGTCAACGCCTCTTTCGTGTTGGTGATGATGCCCTTTTCGAGGGCTTTCGCTTTGAGTGTCGCAGCGTCGAGGAGAACACCGAAGCGGCGCAACGGCTCCGATTCGCCGCGTAGACCCGCCTGGATCGCTGTGAGGGTTTCCTCGACGGACGCATCGTTGAACGACGACATGTCACCGGCGAGGCCGACCAGGGTTGTCGCCATCGACGCCGAATCCGCTTCGGTCATCCCCAGGGCGGACCCGAGGGTGCCGATCACACCGGTTGCTTCGAGGGCGGCGCGTTCCGTTACACCGAATGCGTGCAACGACTTCGACGCGAAATCTTCTACCGCGGCAGCGGACTCACCGAAAACGACCTGGTTCTTGCTTAGCGACTCTTCCATCGACGCGGCTTTGTCGATCATCGGTTTGAGCGCCATAGCGGCACCGACGGCGGCACCACCCAGGGCAGCGAACCCGATGCCGGCCATGCGCGTCGCGCGCATCAGCTTGTCCGACATGAGTGCCGAACCCTTAGAAACCCGCTTGAACGACTTTTCGAGGTTGTTGGTACGGCCAACGAAGTTGACGGTGAGGGTCCTGGTTGGGGATGCCATTATCTCGCCACCTTCCTGAGTACCTTCTCGATGTTGTCGGTGTATTCCTTTTTGATGAAGTCGTGCATTTTGTGGATCGTCGGGAACAGAACGTACCCGCCGCGTTTACCCATTGGGAACTGGCGGGTGTGTGGCCCCCGACGGCGCGCGCCGAACTCGACACCCAAAACGAGTTCGCCGGCGGCCGGCCGATCCTTGCGACGCGACACCGCTGCCTTCCTCGCCCCGCCGATCTTTATTTTCGGCACGGTGCCCTGGACGGCCCGCAGCGACGGCAGAACCGTCGCGTACTGCTGTGCGTGGAACACGACCTGGGCGCGCTTCTTCATTTCGACGACGACTTTGCCGGCGATTACTTTGTTGCCCTGCTTGACG